GCTCAGATAGTGAACCTTCACTCCTTCGTCGCCGTCGTAAGCCGCTTCATGGGTAAATACCGGCATGTTGGTCTCGTTATCCCACGACACGATGATATAGGTGTCGCCGTCTTTGGCGCACGCGCGATGTACCTGGGCCATAACGCCGTCCATCCGGTTAGCCGACCACCATCGCGCGAGAAGTCCGTCCCGACCGCCAATGCCGTTCGGCCCGTCAAACCCTTGCACGTGCAGCCGTTCGACAAGCAGATCAACCGGCAAACGCAGATAATTCATGGCGAATTCGAAGTGGCTATCAATGGCCAGGTACTCGCGCTGCCGATTAGTTAATGGTACGCCGTGCTGCCCGTCGTACCACTTGCGTAGCCGGACGTAGTGTTGTTGTTGCCTTTCGTCGTCGTCGGCCAGCCACCGCAACAACGCCATCGCCGCGCCGTTGGCTCGGCCGTTGTCTATCCTGTCATCTCGTGTAAGTTCGTTGAACATATCTGCTCACCTTTGCTACCGCCTCATGCCCCATACTGGACGCGGCATATCGGAGCGCGTCCAGATAATGATAATCGTGCTTGTCTACAATGCCCTCCATGACGCGGCCGTCTTCATCAACCGGTCGGCTATATCGCCCCATTTGATCAATCACGCCCACGCAGTCGCTAAATATCTGCAACCGGTCTGTTGCCAGCAATTCGTAAACACGGTCAATACCGACCTCCACATCGCTAACATGCGGCCGATAAACGTGCAGCCCGGCGGCCATGAATTCATCGCGCCACTGTTGCTCCGACGCCGCGCCGCCATAGGCCTCTATATCCGACCCTGCCCATTTATCCAGCAACGAAGCTACATGCCCCGCCGCCGTCTTGCCGCCACCCAGATATTCACGATACAGCACATATGTCTCGTCCGGCTTCTGCGCCAGATATACCGCCGCCGTGTTGACGCCGCCGAAGTCCAGTCCAACAACGCGCGGCCAATCATAGGGAATGGCGTAAGGGGCAACGACATGGCGGCTCATATCAAACACGTCATAAATAAGGCCCGGCGGCCGGTCGAAAACGCCCTCATAGAACATGCGGAACTTCCACGGCGGCATGGTCGCCCGCGCTCGCTCGAATTCTTCGTGAGGGAATTGAGGATTTTCAATACTGGCGAACTGAATCACGGCAATCGAATCATCCCCGGCCGCCCAGCGGTCGAATATCTGTGTCTTTATCCAGCCCAGATTGTAGGGCGTGGTCGTCGCCAGGACGCGCCCTTGCGACAAGCTCAGGCGACGTAACACCGCCTGCCATGCGTCAATTGTGAAGCCGTCCTGTCCGCACTCGTCAAGCCATGCCGCCTTCGCTGTGGCCGATTCCAGACCACCCGGGGCGTTGGCACTGCGCAGAATGACGCGGCCCCATGCCGGATTGCCGTCGTCGCTCCTAAAGCGTCCCGTGTCAGGGTCGCACAATTCCAGCACTTTGTCCCCGGCGCGATAACGGCCGATGCCTAGCTGATGCTCGAACAGTTCTAACATCGCTGGAAGCATTTTGAGCTTAAACAGATCGTAACTAGCCGTTGCCGCGATGTAGTCGCCCGGGCCGCATCTGTCGATCTCCCGACGCAACCAATGAGGGCCAAAACTCGTCTTGCCGCTTTGCGTCCCGGCGAGCATGAAGATAAAACGCCGATCACTATTCCACACTTGCGACTGCCCCGCGTGGAGGTTAAGCGTCATCCGGTCGTCGTCAATCTCTACTAGCTGGGGCATCGTCTTTTACATGATGTACGACTTCGATTGTCGTGATGCGGCCGATTTGCTCGCCTTTGCTTGTGACGTCGATCTGTTGCTGGGTGGCATATTTCCCGCGCCGCCTGCGTTCCAGCCACCATCGCGCGTCGCCGGTGTTGCCTTCCTGAATCGACTTGATCAGCACGCTCTCGGCAAGGTCGTCGATTGTATTGGCCTCGTCTTCGAGCATCTGGCTGAGCTTGGGCGAGGCCTTGATCCGGTTATTGGCCGTCTCCCACGTACAGCCAACGCGCCGGGCAATCGTCGCCATAATCGCGCCGCTGCCGGGTATCGCCGCCTCAAATTGGGCAACGGTGAAGCGTTGGCCAGGTCGTTTGCTCATTGTCGAATTCTATCCAGTGCGCCGGTATTCTTCGCGCAGAATCTTTGGCGCAGCGTTCTCCCAGCTTATGCGGTGGTGGATACGGGGATCGTGAATACCAACTGTATACACCTTACAACACGACGGCGCATACATAACCGTATAAAATGACTTAATATATGTCCCACTATCGTTATATATCCCAGACATACCACCATCAGATTTCTGCGTGGAAATCTGTGATAACACCACGCTATAAAACTGAAAAAATAATCCGCCACGTGTATTACCCAAAACATATGTATTAACATCCTCGTTAATACGTCCGAAAAACTCGAAGCGACGAGAGGTGTCACAAAAAAAAGAATTCATCGCTTTCCGTTTGAGCCACACTCGTTTCAATCCAGAAGAATCGCCGCCACCAATCACATCGCCACCCTGTGCAAACGCTATAGTCTTCGCTGGTATAGATTTATAAAATGCGAAAACAATATCAAATACCGCATCTAACGACACAACGTATCTCGTAACATATAACGATCTCAGTTCGCCATCCAGCATATAACGAAAATGTGTATAATCGTCGTCAAGCTGAATAAAATATCGATAGCCAAGCTGTTCGGCAATATCAAAACACGCGTTCCGCGCATAGATAACAGCGCGACGGTCTTTGAAATTATCACCCTCGTCTATCCGAGCCGCCACCGCCGCCTTATCAAACATGACAACCTGATCGCCATATAATTCGTAGTAGCGGTCGGCGGTCTTATCCTCGTTATCTATCACAATATAAATCGGCCCGGTATAACCTTGCCGTCGCAGTGTTCTATAGGTGATAACCTTATCCGGTCGGCCATGCGATAGAATGAATACGACGTAATCATCCATCAGGGTATTCCTCAGCATACATTTCACGCAGCTTGCTAGTGAAGTTTACGAACCCATTTTCAATTGCCCGTTGGAAGTCGATAATCACCAGGGCGCTATTCTCCATGTGTCGCTGGATTTCCGGCGGTGCTGAGGCGTAATAATCGGCTATCTTGGAATAATTGAACACGGTATGACGCTGGGCCGCCATAATGAGAAACGCCCGAACCTCATCGGGCATTTCTTCATTTTCGATGGCGGAGATCAATTCGCGCGTCTTGCTATCGTTGAATAATTCTGTTACTTCTGGAACGACTTCCGACGGCGTATAAATAGGCGGTTCTATCTTGCGAGAATAATTTGTGGTCGGCTCCTCTATCGCCTCGCTCGTGATTATCTCATCCAATTCCAACGGCTGAAACCAGTCGCTCAAATCCACCCCGGCGTCGATGTCAACCTGAAGCGCGTCAACGTCCCACGTCAACGACACTTCCCCCGCGCGGTTGTCAGCGTAGGCAAGCTGCCGCGCCTCGCCCGTCGGGTCGTCAAGGTCGAGGTCTTCGCGCATAACGGCGACAAGCTGGTTGCCGCGCGTCCTGACCAGAATGACATCCTCGATCCCGACATCGCCCGCCGATTCCGCCGTCTTATTCCCGGCGATGATGCGGCCGTTCTTGTCAACGAGGATTGACCGCCCCGCGCCAAGCTTCTCCAGCGACCGGCGGATCATATAAGTGCCGCGCTCGCTACCTTTGTTGGCGTTATGGCCATCCGGTTCCAACGCCGACAACGGCACGATTTCTATCTTATCGTCCATACATTGCTCCTATCTTTCATTGTAGCACCTTTGTCAATACCGCCAATTTCGGAAATTGGTGCTAAATTCGTCAAATTGCCTATTGACATATCTGTAATAATCTGTTATATTATTGATATAACAAATCAACCGGAGGCAAACAAAATGAACTTAGTGACAATGACCAATGAACTGACCAAATTTTTCTCGATGAACGGCGTTGACAATGGCGACTTCTGGCGATGGGTTCGCTGGCTGAACGAACTGGAAGAGGAACTGGCTTTCAACGGATTCAGCACGAGCGACCTGCTGCGAGTCGACAACGGCGAGTCCCTGCTGGCCGACTTCGCCAACGACGTGAAAGCTCGCGACGTGGCCGAGAGCTTCGCCGAAGACATGCTGAACTGATTCACCCTTTATCACCTTACGGAGGAAACCATGACCCAAACAACCAAACCAACCACAGCAAAAATCGAATACAAAGAGCGCAAGGACAACGTCCAGCGCATGCTGACCCAACTCAGCGAACTCGTCGCCAACCACAGCCGGAGCTTTCGAGACGCCCTACTCAGCGACGAGGTCGCCAACCACAGCCGGAGCTTTCGAGACACCCAACACCGCGACTGGTGTTTCGTCAACGAGATCAGATACGTAGAAGAACAACTGCAAGAAGCGATCAATTTTCTAACCAACCCGGAGTAAATAATATCGAGGACGCCCTCGCTAAGGCGGACTAGCCGCACGATCACCGAATCAACGAGAGCCGCCACCAGGTGGCTCTTGTTGATCAAAAAGGAGAACAAAATGCCCCAAAAAAACTTCACCCGCAAATCCCTCGAATTAACCCCCGAACAATGGCGCGAGCTTGACCGCATCGCCAATTCGATAAACGCCATTGCCTCCACAGGCCCCACCGCCGGCAAGCCCAGCTGGCGGTCGCTCATCCGCCTCCTGGCCGACGGCCATCTCCGAATAATCAAGGCTGAATAAGCGGCAAAGATACCCACCATCATACACCTACCAACCATCCCGCGCACCTATTCTCAATTCTGCATTCTGCATTCTCAATTTTCAAAACGGCGTCGCCTCCCCAACTCCTTCAGTCCTTAAGTTCTGCCTCGACATGTTCCGCAAGAGAAGCCAGCGCCGACCGAAGGCAGGCCTCAGCAACCCTGCCGACTTCACGCCATGCCAATCCCCATCGCAGCCAATGCAGCGGCTGAAAATGACTATCGCAGACGGCGAGCGTCGATCCGTCGTCGTTATCGGCCTCATAGACCGCCGCCCGTTCACAGAACATACACGGACGCAATCCACGCAGGGCGCGCGAAAATGGGCCCAGATGACTGGGAATACCTCCGTGACACATGCGCATTAAATGGCATCGACTGTCCCGTTAATATTGAATATGGCGGCATCGTTGGGGCGGCGTATCTCCTCGATTGCGTAGACAGCGATGAATCGGTATGGTTTGATGGGCCGGTTGGCTGGATTTTAACCGGCGGAACACCACTCCCCCTGCTCCCCACACGTGGCCGACTGGGTCTATTTAACGTAGATGAATACATCGTTGAAGACGCCCTCACTTCCCGTTCCGTGCCGCGTCGCAACCTCGGCTAACATTATGGCCGTCCGGCTCAAACGATGACAACGGGACTATCTCGACCTTGTCACTCATACAATCCCTCTCATCCCAGTATATCACACCGTGTCAAGACGCCTCAGACCGCAACAGCGGAATGCCCCTGTAGCGTATCACCACGTCGCCGTACAGCCGTCGCCTGAATATCACGCCGTTATGTACCAGGATGCGGCCGCCCTCGTGTCGGGGGTTGCGTTCCATAACATCGACCCAGCCCTCAACTGAATCGGCGGCTGTAACCATGTCAGGCGATATGCGGATGCCGTTAAGGGTAACGTTCCAATCGCCGGGGCCGTAGCGGCAGGGCGGCTCCCTGCGCCGCCGCCCGGGACGGCAGACAAATTCAGTGACCGTACGCCCGTCGCTGGTAATACGAGAGCTAACAGGAAGCAGATCGTCGTTATTCATCTTCTTCCTCTGATACGTGCCACGTGCCTAATATGTCGAACCCTCCCGCCTGCTCTTTGAACCACGCCGCAACGTCGGCGACCGGCATCACGCCATCGCGTCGCACAGACTGACCGCCATCAGTGACATAATTGATACCAGTCGCTACGGTTTCCAGATTGATGGGGCCTATCCGTATGTGGATGTGCTGGCCATCATTCCCCCACGCAATGTCAAGTGCCTCTGTCATTTCACACCTCAGAGCGGCAACCCATTCGTCTGCCCTCCCAGCTTCTTCTCCCACATCGTCCGCCGTCTGTTGCGCAGATGATGGTCACGATCCCAATCCAGATGGCACCGCTGACACAACGCCCGCAAATTCGCCGGATCGTTGTTCGTCCGATCATGATCCATATGGGCCACCGTCAACACAACCCGGCTGCCGGTCTCTGGATGCGGCTCGCTGTTAACGGCCACGCAATCCGGAAACCTGGGCGTCCCCTCACACTGCTGTCCAGCCTGCTCCCGAATCTGCCGGCTAATACTTCGCCAGTCTGGGTGGTAATCACGTAGATTCATCGGCATGTTTTTCCCCTCAGAACGGCGCAACGTCCGCGCCCTGCTCTGCCAACGCCCGGCGTATCCAGTCTATCGCGCTGCCGTTCTCGATTTGCTCCCTAGTAACATGCAGTACCTTCCAACCAGTGACAATTGCCTCGTTGCCCTTCTCGCAATCGCGGGTGATTCCGGCGGCCGTGTTATGGCCGGATTTCGCCATGTAGATACCGCCTTGTATCTCGACAGCGACCCGATGCTCCGGCCATGCGAAGTCAAACCGCCATTTGCGCCTCGGGTGAAACCGGTATTCCCGTTCCGGCTCCGGTAAACCATTGACGCGAATATACAGGGATAATGTTGCCTCAAGGCCGGACTCGGTTGTCATGGTTTTTGTCCTTTCGCGGCATAAAACAACTGGCGGGTGCACCAGTCGGCGGCCAGCGCCCTGACCTCGCCGTGGCTCTTGCCGAACACAACCCTCACGATGTCGTCACCGTCCCGGATAATCGCCAACCAGCCGCGGGCGATGCGGCACGGTTGCGGGTCAATGCGATAGTTGGTCATATTGCGTTTCTCCCCTGATTTCAATCTTCAGCGGCCGACCGTAAGACGCCGTCCATCTGTCAAACGTCGCCGCGTCCAGTTCGGCGATGATGTTATTGCGCAACATCCAGTCCAGCCCGTACTCGCCACGGCCACCGCAATCGGCGACGAGCAGCAGCGACCACACCGGTGCGTCAACCGGGCGGGCGTGGATCAGTCGCCCCACCTGCGCACAGTCCGTCGTCGCCACATAGCCGACGGCCGCCCGCCAGTAATCCGGTGGCGAGTTGCGCCACCAGTTTTGTTCGAACCGATAATCAACAACGCCTTCCATGACGCCCGGAGCGTAAGCCGACGCCCAGCCGGTCGTTGTGTCCGACGGCGGCGATAGCAGGGCCATGGCGATAAGGGCGACGGTCATAACAACGCCTCCTGCATCGCCTTATCTTCGGCCGGTCGAATCCATGCCAAACGCCCGTACAATCGCCCGTTTACATCGACACGAAAATGAACGAATCGCTTGCCGCCGGTTTCGCCCTCGCATCGTCGCCAGCGCGATCCGGGATAACCCCAAAATTGCCAGTCGCGCGGCTCGCCAAAGCGTTCGACCGTCGCCTGCTCGTGGATCGTCTCGTGACACACCGGACAACGCGGCGCCCAGTTGGCCAGCATCTCTGAGGGGATCGGCACAGCATGGCTCTCCGGTTTGTCTTTCTTTCGCAGTTTCATTGTCGCCTCCAATGAAGCGGCCCCGGTCGGGCAGTGTCCCGGCCGGGGCCGATAAACAGCTAGAACGGTACGTCGTCAACGTTGAGGTCAAGCGCGGCGATGTGTTCATGGGCGTCGCCCGGCTCGGCCTCGGCGACGGACTGGCGTTTGTTCCACTCCGCCACCCATTCATCCAGCCCCTCGGATACGTACAACGCCTCATTCTCCGTCGCTTCGTCAGGCCCAACGAATTCGACCTTCGAAAGAACAATGGGATATGCCGTCATCTTCTGCCGGGGATTGGCGGCGCTGGCCAAATCCTGGCCGGCGCCAACGGTTAGCGTCAGGCGATAATTCAACGGCGCGGTGGCGATCTTTTTCTCCGCCTTCACGTCCTTGATGTAGTCCTGGAGGCGGTACCACGTTCCGACCGGGAACTGGTCGCTGTGGTACTCGCCGGAACGCGGATTGAGCCAAAACGCCCGCACTGTCCACGATTTGCCGCCGAAGTTGCGCAACTGACCGTTGACGAGGCCGACGACCTGCACGCGCGGCTGCGGGTCGCCGGTGACCATCTCGGCCCGGCGAGTCTTAACCGGGTAACGATGTATCGCGCCGTCAGGCCCTTCGACCTCCTTGCACTGCCGCAAGGCAAACGGCACAATCTCAATCTGTTTCACTTCCTGAGTACCGACGTAAAAGATGCCCTTCGTGGCATTATATCCAACGCCTTCGTACTGCCAGCGTTCCTCGTCGGGAATTCCAACGGTCGCGCCGGTATATCCACCAAAATCGATTTTGTCACTGAATACGGTCATTTTATTATTCTCCTGTGTCATTGTCTGATTCATCAACTGTTGCGCTGCATGTCGTTCGTTTCTTCGTTGCTCTATTCGATAAATACCTCCCGAGACGTCATATAGCCTTTCTTACAGTATAGTATAGTCTAATTATACGGAAAGTCAAGCGCCAATTTTGGACTGCCCCACGTCGAAAATCGACAGGCGTCACGCCGTCACAGGTGTCACAGCAGTTTGTATATAAATAGATGATATGCAGGTTTTTCGCATAATTTGCTACATATTTTCAGAGCGGCCACGGATTGCCGTGACACCCGTGACACCTGTGACGGTAGGGACATCGCCCCACTTTTGGGTGTGTTTTTGGCTGGATTTAGGGTAACCGCTCCGCTTTTGGCCGTTTTTTGACTGTTTCCAGGGATTGCGGGTGTCACAGGCGTCACAAACGACCCTGTGACACCCCCGTGACACCTGTGACACTTTTCGCATAAAGGGGTGAAATTTTTCACAATTGTCACAGGGTGTCACAGGGGTGTCACGCCCGTCAGTGACGCTTGTGACACCCTGTAACGCTAAAAAATGAGGAGGAGAATCAGAGGTCGATTTCGCGGGAAACGGCGACGGAGTCGTTGTACCAGATGCCCTCGAAGCCGCGCGGGCGGTCGCCTTCGTGACGACGCTGGACCTGTTTCAGGCCCCGGCTGGTCAGGACGGTGGTCAGTTCCATTTTGTTTTTGAACTGGTCGCCGCGTAGACCGAGTGTTTCGAGTTGCTCAAGGATACGCATTGTGGGCATAAATTTCTCTGTGCGCGACGGGTCGAGGGTGAAGTGGGTTAGAAGCAATTCCTCAAGTGGCGAGACGGTCATTTGTTGTTCGTTGATTTCGCGCTGGACTTCCTGCTCGTGAACTGTCAGCTTGCCGGATTCCCCGGCGAGGTATGCCGCGTAAAGCTCTGCCCACAGTTGATTCTTGTCAACGGTTTCATAATCGTAATCGATATGCCGGACATCCACGACGGCGAAGCGCCGGTTGCCCGTTTTGTCAATAAGGAATCCCGTCCCGTCGTCATTGATCGTTCCGATCATCGAGGCCGCCGCCATTTTATTGATCGCGTATCGACCATAGGGGACGCGGACGCCCACGTTGCGCATGGTGATGAAATTCTTCAGAGCCGAGACGGCCGCGCGGCGCGTTGTTCCGTCCAGTTCCGCAACCTCCCACAGCCAGTTCTCGATGAGCAGAATCAGGTGATCCTTGTTTTCAGGATTGATGGGGCCTTCGTGAAACAGGTTAGGCAGCGGACACAGCCAGCGGACAAGTTGCGACTTGCCTTTGTACTGCGCGCCTTTCAGGACAAGCATGTAATTTTGTTCGCCGTCCAGAACCTTGGCGATAGAGCCGATGAGGAATTTGCGCCAAAACACCGTTGCCAACGGGCTGGGCATATCGAGAAAGGACATGAAACGGTCGAAATGATTTTGACCGTCCCATCGCAATGATTCGAGATATTCCCGGACGGGATGATAACGATTGCGAGCCGCCAGCGCGTGCATCGATTTTCGCATGTAGCTCTCGTTGCGCATCCCCATGTCCAGCAAACGACCGAGAATGATTGAATCATCAAAATCAGTTATAGGCGACAAATCAGTCCCCTTGCGGACGATCTCCATCCGGTCGCTCATGTCGTTAAGTTTCAGGTCGATACCGGTGGCCAGAATTGCCTTGATATAGTCCTCGGTCTTTGAACCGTATACCAGAAATTCATAGCCGTTAAGACGGCGCGACAGTTTGCGCCAGCCGCGCCCGGTTTCTTCTTCTGTGTAGTCGCTGAATTCGTCAGCGCCTTCGCGTGTCCTGCTCATAACACATCCGATAAGGGCGGCGCTGAATAGAATCTGAGCGGCACTCCACGACCGTATTCAATGCCATAACGAATTGCCCGGTCAATCCAGTCGCGTTCCTTCACATCCCACGCCCGCGTTGCCGCTGTCAATTCAGCTATCACGTCTTGCTCATTGAGCGACCCGGTGGCGATATACCCACCGGCGAGCCGCGCTTGCCGCACGAGGGTGGCATTCCGGTCGCCGTCCGGCGCGGCGGCGACCGTCGCCGCAATTGACGCCAGCTTGCGCTGTTGCCGCGCCTGCGACGGCGTACCGTCAATTATTTTGACGTCACGGTACTGAGGCACACCGGCAACCTGTTTTGGATGGTAGGCATTATAGTTGTTAATCATCCATTGCGCCGCCGGGAAACCCAACACCGACCAGTTCGTTCTAATCTCGCAGTCAGGCGATCCATAGTATAGCCGCAATGGGTCCTGGCAGGCCGGGTCAGAGTACGAACCATCGCGGGCCACGTGCCACGATAACGCCTGATACAATGCGCGGTATTCGTCGGCATCGAGGATGGGATAATCCAGAACAAAGACAATTCGCGAGCGCGGCGCGTCAGGCGTGCTGCTGGGCGTTGAATAGGCGAAGCTGGCAAATTGCCACGCCATCGTTCCATCGCGCATAAGGTAATCCAGACTACTCGTTTCGTCGCCGGTATCGAAGTCCAGCGCAACGTGATACGCCCTGACGAAATTCTCCTCGCGCCGATGGTCGCGCCATACCGGCGTAAACGAATAGCCGCGCCAGACGTGGATAGCCATCTCGCGCGGCGTAATTACCATTGGCACAAACGAATCATAAAATCGCTGCCAGTTCCATCGCCTGGGGGCCTTGCCTTTCAGCATCGCCGACCCCATGATTTCGAGTTGATACCCATTCTCGAAATCCGTTTTATCGCGTGTCGCATTCATTTCGCTTGCTTCATGTCGCCGTTTTAGGCTGTTACCGGTTCGTCTTCATTTTCCTCGACCCAGACTGTTTCCAGC